CTATTGGCTTATTAAGCAGGTTGCCGTTCTTATCCTCCGTCCACTTATAGTTTTGAAGCTCTTTAATTAGATTGCTGCTCCGTGCTGTTGCAAATATCTTATGCCGTTTGAGTATGTCAATACCTGCATTAATAGAATCTTGGCCTTTGGCCGTGGGCTTAATGTTCCACCCGAAGCGGTGCAGTTCCTCGATTGATTTCGGTTCGGCACTATCCGCAAAAACTTCGTCCCTTCTATCCAGCCCAAGCGATTGTAGGTGGTTGTGAAGGTCTCGGTTTGTCATTCCCGTACGGTAGAGCAACTCGTCCAAGTAAAGGTTTTCGCCGTGCTGGTACACTGCCACGAGTGCGCTGGGGTCATTGGTATAACCAAAGTCAAGTCCATAGGATATAAGTTTTGCTTCTTGTGGTATTTCGGACGTTCCGAATTGGAAGATTGTTGCCCGGCTCATTCCACGCTCACCGAGGCCATAGATACGCCAATAGTCCTCGTCGGTGTATTGCAACCGTTCGATTTCTTGCTTAATCTTTTCGTCAAGGAAAGGGTTATCCCGGTAGGTGGTTTGGTAGAAGTCGCAATCGTCACGGGGTATTACCCTATCGTAAATCCAATGGAAAGATTCGGAAGGGTTGTAGTCAAGAATAATGCGCCCATCGGTACGAAAGATAAGCTGCTGCCAATCCTCATAAAACAATTCATTTGCCTCGTTAATGTAAAGTAGGTTACGTTTACGGCCACGTATCTTTTGGGGTTGGTCTAACGATATAAACTCAATAAGGTTTCCGTTTAAGTGGTATTCGTGGCTGGACTTATTGTGGTAGTCCTCCCGGTACAAGTCGTGCGCTCGTAGAATATCGAAGAAGTCCCGCATTACGGAAGCCCGCAGGGACGGGAACGACTTACGGCAAATGGTTACGGTCTTGGCAGTATTGCGTTCGGTATAGTAAAAGATTAACCAGAGCAGGATATTGTAAGTTTTCCCACTTCTTGTTCCGCCTTGCTCAACGATAATACGCTTATCGCTGTTAATTAGGTGGTTAAATACCTTATTGGTCTGTATCGTTGCCAAGTACCTCTATTTGAAACATCTTGCCCGTAGATACGTCCAACTCTTGACGTTCTACATAACCACGCTTCTTGCCTTTTGTTTTTAGGAAAAAGATTGTTGCTGTTGAGTTGCCGTCCTTGATTTGTTTATGCAACTGGCTTTCCGCAAAGTCAAGGGCAACGTCTGATAATGAATCGACTGCTGCTTTGTATTCCGGGTCGCTATCCATCCAAAGGTAATGCGTAGTTCTACCAATGCCTACCGTCTTGCAAGCCGAGGTTACAACTCCGAGGGATTTTTCCAATGCATCGAGCATTGCCTTTTTATGTTGTACAGTTTTGTCCATATCGTATCTTTGTTTTATATTTGTTTCACCTGCGAGGAAAGTGTAATGGTTGCACGCTTGGTATTCCAATTAAGAAGTGGCGTTCGAATCGACCTCCTCGCTCAAAGTAGCCCTCCTCTCTTGGAGGGTTATTTTTTTCCCCTTGTACATACCAGCCCCCATTTCATCTATTTTGCTAAATGGTAAAATGGGAACGGTTAATCTTTTTTTTGCGCCTTCATTAAGAAAGTAAATATATTTTAATTGAAAGCCATCAATAGGTTTTGCTCCGATATGATTTAAATATCTTGAACTTGACCAAGTTTTAAACTCTCCTATTTTGCCTAATCTTTTTGCTTTTTGTCCTGCGCCATCACTTGAAAAAGACGGATTAAAAACTAAACTGCATTCAGTTGTTCCATCAGGCATCCGCCACATTGATGTGTTTTTTTTTATTCCTACCAAATTAAATCCACTCGCTCTATATATACCTCCATCTCCACATTGCGCACCGTCCGCATAAGACACAACCCATTCAATATGCGGTGCTTGCTTTTTAAGTAACTTCATCATAATTGATAAACATCTGCTTTCGCTGTTTGCAGGAAGATAATCATCAAATGCAACCCTTGCCAACTCACAGTATCCATTCCAATGAGTATCTCTTACAAGATTAACTGATGCATTTTTGTTTATGCTTGGGCCTAGTTGCATCACTCCGTGAAGTTTTCCATCAAGAAAACATCCAAAATGTACATAGCACCTTGGATCAACCTTTCCAGAATAGTGGTGCTTCTTTACAAACTCGTTGGCAATCTTTGACGGAATTACCTTAACGATTATTTCCTTTGCTCTGCCCATTGCATAATGATTAAGTAGAGTGCATTACCATTGCTATTCTCGTTTCCAAGGGTTTCGCAGTATTTGTAATCGTCTGTTGCTTTTATATCCGTGATTGCATTCTTTATTTGCTCGGCCTGCTCATCCGCAAGGGTAAAAGTCATTTGTTGGAATGGGGACTTATCCCCATCGGGCAAGGAGAACTCCTCATTAAAATCCTCTGCCTTTAAGTCGAAGCCGCCAATATCCAAACCCCAGTCAGTCATTAAAGCAGCATCCCATTCGTTCGCTAATATATCCCAGTCCCATTCCCCGAATCCCACGTTGTCTTTGATTATGAACTCCGCCTGTTGCTCTGGCGTTAGGTTATCGGCAATGACAATGGGCACCTCTGTAAGCCCAGCGGCCTTGCACGCCTTTAAGCGCATATTACCTCCGAGTACAACCATATCCGCATCCACAACAATAGGACGCAGGTTTAGCATTTCGGGGAACTCCTGGATTGACTTTACCAGCTTCTTGAATTTATCGTCTTTGATAATTCGTGGGTTGCTCGTATTGGGAACCACTTGGGTAATTGGTACTATTTGCATAAGCGTTCTAATCTAATGTCGTTAAAATCGTGGATATTAAAATTGGTGGTCATATCCTCGTGAAGGGCTAAGGCAATATCACCAGCTTTGTTTGGGTTTTCGTGTAGGTATTTAATTGCCTTGTTCCAATCCCCGTTATGCTTTACGGCTATACAGTTCTTTTGTGTTAGGTGTTTTGCGTATGGTGCAACGTCACTTACAATTAACGCACAACCAGCGAACCCTGCTTCTACCATCTTCAAATTAGATTTGCATCGGTTAAACTCACTTGGGAGAAGTGGGGCCAGGGCAACGTCAAACGCTTGGTATAGCTTTCCGTATTCGTTTGGTGGTTGTGTTTCTAATGCGAATCTTGCTTTTGCAGCTTGTGGGTATCCACCAATATCAGCAACATAGGATTGATACGGTGAAAGGTCAATCTTGTTTTGCACAAGGTCTGGTAGGTGGGATATTCCAGCCACGTAACCGAACCGTACTTCGTCTGCTTCTTGGCGGCTGATTTGCCATTGCGGGTCGGAAGGGTCTAATCCGTTTGGGATAATATGTACGTTTCTATTTACCTTTTTAATCTTATCGGCAAGGTACTTTTGGGTAGTCCATACCTCGTCTGCGAAGTACATTGAGTTTACAATCCTTCCAGATAGGTTTGCTTTATCGTATGTTGGTTTGCTTGGGTGGTCAAGGGCTAAGTGCCACCAATCGTCGTTATCAATAATTACCTTTTTGCCCATTGCTTTACAGATAGCAAAGAAGTTAGCAAAGGATTCTCCGGTAAACGGCAAGGCACGTGAAAAGATAACGTGTGTAACCCCTTCCCATTCTCCTTCTGGAATTGGGTGCTTGTAATTGATTATCTGGAAATCTAAAAGCCCTTTCTCCTTGAGTAGAGTGAAGGGCTTATAAATTCGGTGGTACACCACCCCGGAATCTGGGTCTCCAATGCAGAGTATCTTCATTTTTGAAATATAAAAGCATCGTCTATTACGGTGAATCCGTTTAGCATCTCGTTTACAGCTTGGATAACACCCGGCCAGTTTTGGTGGTAATCGTCTCCCGCTAAATATCCACCCTTCTTAACCTTTGGAAGCCATAAGGCAATATCTTCCTTAACTGCTTCGTAGGTGTGGGTTAAGTCAATAAACACAACGTCCAGGGACTCGTTTTTGAATTTACGTGCTGCGGCCTTTGAGGTTGCTTTAATTGCTTTGTATTTACGCTCACCCATATTCTCAACGAACAGCTCGTAGATATCTTTCTCGGTGGCAAGCTTATGGGTTGTGGTCAGTTCGTTTGGTGAACCTTCCCACGTATCAATAATTACTATTTGTTTATCGGCTGTTGCTTTATCGCATAAATAAGAGGAGGACTTCCCAAGCCAAGCTCCCAACTCTATAAACGTACCACCGTCCGGAACCTTAGATAGCAAGAAGTCGTAAGCGTTTTGGTGATTGAACCACCCATCTATCTCGTTGGTTTGCTTCATCGCAAATAATTGTAGTAACAAAGATAGGCATCGAGCGTGTTTACATTCCACTTTGCCATCTGTTGAGCAAATAGACCGTCTGCTTCGTATTCGGTTCCGAATCTTGCTTCTCCAATTGCATCGCAACGTACCATAAACGAGGCGGTATCGATTGTGCCTACTCTTGGCTCTTTAGTCGGGTGTAATCTTGGGTGGCCATTCTTAAATACTTGCCCCCAGGTGATAACTGGGTAAAACTCGTTTTTAACGGCCTCGTACCAATCCGGGTGAATTATGTTATCATCGTCGAGAAAGTATATGTAATCGCCTCTTTTGGCCTTTAACGCCAATATAAACTCCATACCGACATTCCGTAGTGGATGCCCCCAACTACCGGATACGTTAGGACGTAGGTAGGTAATTCCGTTTGGGAAATCGCCTATTGCTTTCTCGTCAACGACTACCGTCCAACTGCAATCCTCTGGAATGGTTTGCTTGATTGTTGAAAGATTCTCCGGGCGTGAGCAGGGCGTAATGATATGAATCATTTGTTTAGCTTTTTTAGGTGTACAGCTTTTAAGAAGTCCTTGGATAGTTCAACACCAAAGTCGGCTTCGTGGTGGCACTCCCGGCACAACGCCATTAAGTTCTCTGGAGTGTCCATAAGTTTACTACCTCCCATACCACGGGGTTCGATATGGTGAATGTCAACAGCTCTACGATTGCATACCTCGCAACAAATAAACTCAACCGGGGACAACCCCATTGCTTTTAGGTAAACCTTTGTATGGTTCTTCATTGCCGTTCCAAGAACTTAACCCACATCTTTGCTGCTACTGCTCTGCGTTGTGGCTTAAAAGGATAGATGGACTTTAAGCGAGCCATTGCTATCCGCATAAATTGTTCTTTCATTTTAGAACTTTTCGTTGTTAAATTTTTCGTTGTAGTATTGTTCCGCTTGTTGCTTGGAATAGACCTCATACGGTTCAATGCCCAAGCCATCTATATAAGCATTAACAATAACCTCTTTCTCTTTCTCCATAATTTGTTTACGAATAGTAAACCAAGTGAACTTATCCTTGGGCGTGTCCCAAAGCAAACGGAATAATTCTTCAACTGGCGTCATTTCTCTTTGGTGTTTAATCTTTTATAAATGCAATCCAATGCGTTTGCATCTTAATTCCTGATTTATGGCCATACAATGGCTTATGTTGGGTCAACTTTAATATCTCTTTTACAGGAACCCTACATTCGTTCCATTTAAAAATAAGCGTACCATTTGGTTTCAAAACTCTAAAGCACTCTTGAAATCCCTTTCTCAACATATCTTTCCATTCACCTGAAAGAGAGCCGTATTGTTTAGTCAATAACGCATTTGGATTCTTTTGCGGAATATGGGGCGGGTCAAAAACAATATGCCAAAACGAGTTGTCTGCTTGTTTTATATCTGTAAAGTCACCAACGATATCAGGACTTATTTTTAGCACGCACCCATTCGGGTATGCCGCATTTGGGGCGATGTCATACTCCTCATTTCTTCTGTCAAGATACAATACTCTTTTATCGTGCTTGTTAAACCACATTCCCTTTGGGCCGCAACAAACGTCTAATACTTTTGCATCCATTTCTATTTGGTCTTAAATGTTTTGAAATAGTTTTTTTATTGTTACTTCAATCTCACTCAATCGCTGCTCTGCTGATAAACCGCTATTCTCCGATTCGATTATTTGAGTGATTTCGTCCAGCATCCTGTAAAGGGCAATCAGCTCTTGGATTTGGGTTTTCATTCTATGGTAAGATTATTTGCGTTAAGTAGCGAATGCAAATCTTTGCGTATCGTTTCGTAGCATTTGTATTCGTCTGGCGGCAGCTCTCCGTACTTTAAGTTAGAGCGCAACTTTTGGTCTAACTGCCAAAGGACGTGCTTAAACATCCCTCCGTTGACGGCTTCCATAAACTCAACCTCCTCGTCGGGGAGTGTGAACTCCAATACCGCTTTCATAAGGTAAAGAATAATTTACCTACCATTGCAGCTACTCCGCCAACTAAAGTGTACACAACGTCCCAAACGCTATCGTTGTAATCCCTGCGGCCGTCGAGTAGGATTCCTTTTAATTCTCTGCCGAATGCTGCTGCAATAAGAATCGGCCAGCTACCCGTAACGGCAAGGATTGCCATTCCTGCCCAAAAGTGTGCGATGTGGTCTATTTTCATTTTGTAAGGGTTAAAGTTGACCGATAATGGTATAGTTGTCAAGCTCTGGGTTGTCTTTTCCCATAAAGAACTCTTTGTACAGTTTAATCGCTTCTTGCGCCTTGCGCTCACCTTCCGCTACGAACTCTGGAGAGACGGTGTAGATTCCAATATCAAGGGACGCCTTGTCGATGGCAATAAAGATAAACTTATCAATCGGCACTCCGAATAAGCGGGTGTAGATAAACGCTTGCATATCATAAAAATACTTTCGTGCTGAAAAAGGGAAGGCACGAAGGTCAGTTGTGGTCTTCAAATCTGCAATAAAGTTGTTACCTAAAATATCCGCCTTAGCACGGAAGGGCAATCCCTCAATAACACCAACGGCAGGAACCTCAAACTCGCAACCTTGAATATACCCAAGGACGTGTTCGTTGCGTAGTAAGGCATCGGCAATCCTTCTGGCTTCGTTGTATTCCTTTTTGGTAATGATTTGGCCGCCTCTTGCTTTTGCATCCTTCCACATATTGGTATTCTTGCTCTGTACGTCGATAATGTCGTACTCCTGCATTCGGTTTGGTTCTAACGCCATAAGGTGAACCAATCGCCCTACCGTGAAAGCATCGGATTCGTCTTGCCCGTACTTGGTAACGTAGTGGTACGTTTTGGGTGAGGATAGCAATAGCTTACAAGCGGACGAGGATAATGCGTGTTTTGCAAGGTGCCCGTAGTAAAACGAATCATCCTTCATCTTTTCTAAGATGGTATCCCTATCCCAGGTGCTACCGTCCAATAGTTCAATAATTTTCATAGCATCTTTCTGATTTTATCGTGTGCTGCCATACTGCCCTTGTTAAAGGCAATATCCAGAAGCATAGATTCGTAATTAACTGCCTTGTCCATTTCTTCTTGTGGAATGTCGCTACCGTACTGCTTGATAAGCAGGCGCATATATTCTACCGTTGTCATAATTAAAAGTTTAGATAGTTAAAATTTACCACGCAAGGTATTCGCAATGGGCTTCCGCAAGTAAGTACAAAGGCGCAAGACTAAAACCTTCTGGGAATTGTATTTCTCTTGGCTCTTGAATAAAGCCGCCGTAGAACGCAAGCCCGTCGGGGCCTTGCTCATAATCGCCGTCCAGTTCTAACCGCCAGTCGTAAAATTCTTCTACGTTCTTGAATCCTGCCCAAGCAGCAAACGCTTCGTAAAAAGCGATTATCGTATCGAAGTTATCCTCTGGGCCTACTCCCTGGTCTGCCGCAGATTCTACAAGGTCAATGTATGTTACTTGCATACCGCATAGATAAAAATCTGCGGAAGCAGAATTGCACAAAAGAAAAATGCCGTAACAATAGCCATCCACGCAAGCGGAACGGTTATGTTAATAATGAGGTCTTGGAGTTTCTGTTTCATTGTTTTAGGTGTTTTGTTCGTACAAACATATAAAAAAAAACAATACACCAAACATTACTAAAAAAAAATTAGGGCAGTAGCCCTAACTCTTTACCATCCCTTATATGTATAAACGCAACCTCCTTGTCTAC